TTTAATTATAACAATTATAGCAATGGCAGCATTGTCTATAAGAAAAAACAAACTGGAGTATGCATGAAAAAATTACTAGCACTTTGCTTTATGGCATTCACAACATCAGCCTTAGCTGATTATTTATTTGTTGTACCACAAAAACCTGGAGCTGGAACAAGCCAATGGGCTGCAATTATTGCAGAACAACTTGAGCCATTCTTAGGAGAAAAAATAACCATTAAACATATACCAGGAGCAAGAGATATTCCTGGCTTTAATGAATTCCATAACTCTTTAAGAACATCTGATAAGATTGTCATGGTAAGTCATGGTGGTAATGGAGTTAGCTTCTTACAAGAGAATGTTGATTATGACTATAATGATTATGACTCAATAGGTCTTATGAATTTAAATATTATAGCTGGTAAAGCTATTGGAGCAGATATGACATATCCAACCTTTGCTGCTGGTTCGGGTATGGTTCCCGAAGCTTTTGCTATGACCCTATTAATATGTGGTCCTGATAAAACTATGAATTATTATATTGCCTGCTTTAAAGACCATGTGACTTGGGTTAATGGAATGTCAGGCGGTGAACGTAGACTTGCATTTAAACGCGGTGAATTAAATGGTACAAGAGAAAACCCAGCTGCATATAAAAAACATGTTGAACCAAATGACAAAGCAGAAATATGGTTCCATCATGGTATATTGCAAGCAGATGGAAGTCATGCTGATGACTCTAACTATCCTGGGTTCCAATTAGAAATTATGTTTAAAGAGTTGTATGGTGTAGAACCATCTGGAGAATTTTATGATGCTTATAAACTTGTTAAATCATTTAGAGATGGTATGCAAAAAGCTTTATGGGTAAACAAAGGAAATCCAAATGCATTCGTTTTACAAAATGCACTAACAGCAATGAGCCAAGATGTTGATGCACAAATAGCTATTGAAGCTAAAGTAGGTCAATACGAATGGAAGATTGGTGCTGATGGTGATGCACATAGAGATACCCTTATGTCATTCATTACTGAAGATGCTCTTAGGAATTTAATTAAGTTTAATACAGAAGCATTAGGATTAGCTTCTGTTTATAAAGAGACTTTATTTGAATAATTGGATATTTGTAACAGGTGCTCCAGGAAGTATGTGGAGTAATGAAGCTCAAAAAATTAGAGAGGAGTATAATGCAGATATGACTGACTATACTCCTGACAAAATATATGAACATCATAAATATGCTGGTCATAAAGGAAATTACTATGGACCAAAGATGCAATATGGTAATTGGTTAGGCTCTACTTTTGGTACCAGACAAATGTGGATTGATGAAATTGATAAAAGTTTTGATGGACCTAAGGACCAAACTAAAGTAATACTATCTCATAATTTTGCATATTACTTAAATGATATTGTAGAGATATTTCCAGAAAGTAAAATTGTTGCAGTAGTTAGAGATGATGATGATTGTTTTAATTGGTGGCAAGAAGCAGGTGGTTGGAATATAACATACCCAAATTATGAATGGTATATAGATAATACACAAATGATGGATAAAATAAAAGAGCAAAACAAATTAATAAAACGGTTTACAATTACACCAAACTGTGATATAATATATGTATAAATAGATTTGACAGATGCGAAAGGTCTGTCAATTACCGTAGCATTTTGCTACAATTTTAACCTTGCTATTTAATAGGAGGACATTATGTCAAACTTAGCATTTAACTTCCCAAGGGATACGTTCCTTGGATTCGATCAACTCTTTAATAACTTAGCGGAAATGAATGTAGAAAGCGCCAGAGGCGTTGGATACCCGCCGTACAATGTCATTAAAAGAGATGACGGTCACTTTTTAATTGAAATCGCTGTTGCAGGATTTAAAAAAGATGATATTGATTTAACCCTTGAAAAAGGAGTTTTAACTATTACCGGTAAACATAAGGGTGGTAGCAATACAAGAGATTATGCCCATCGTGGTATTTCTCAAAGAGCGTTTGAGCGTTCATTCACATTAATTGACACCATCAAAGTTGTTGGAGCTGATATTGTAGATGGATTGCTTGTAATTATTTTGGAGAACGATATTCCAGAAGAGGACAAGCCTCAAACTATTAATTTAGGTGACCTGCCTAAGCACGCTAAAAAGCTGTTGCTAGGCTAATAAATACTAAGGAGCACTATGGCATATTCAGACCAAGTTTTAGACCACTATAATAATCCACGCAACGTGGGTAAGATGGATATAAATGACCCGCATGTCGGGACTGGTATGGTAGGTGCTCCTGCTTGTGGCGACGTTATGAAGCTACAAATTAGAGTAGAAGATGACATTATTGAAGATGCAAAATTCAAAGCATACGGATGTGGTTCTGCAATAGCTAGTTCTAGCATGGTTACAGAGTTGCTCAAAGGTATGTCATTAGATGAGGCAAAAAATATTAAGAATACTTCTATTGTAGAAGCTCTTAGTTTGCCACCAGTTAAGATACACTGCTCAGTCTTAGCTGAAGATTCAATTAAAGCAGCAGTTAAAGATTATCAACAAAAACAACATAGGTAAATTATGAATGAATTAATTAGATTAATCCGGCTCACGTCGGGTGAAGAGATTCTTGTCAATATTAAAGATATAAATGAGAAAACAACAACCGTAACAGACCCAGTAATATTAATCCCTGACCCAGGCGAACATGGCCGAATTAGCTTTATGCCTTATTTAAGTTATTGTGAGATGGAAGAAGGATTAATTATTAAGGAAGACCATATAATGTTTATATGTGAGCCTGAAGAAAACCTACAGCAAAAATATAAAGATATGGTTAAAGGCAAAATTAAATTACAAACACCACCACAACAAGAAATATTTACATAAATCTATTTACTTTCGGTATGATTTATGATATAATACTATCATGAATAATACTTTCTATACTAATGCTTTTCGCCACGGAAAAGTTATTAAATATACAGGTTATGAGAACGGTCAAAAAGTAAGTTACACCGTTCCATTTAAACCTACCATGTATGTTACTTCTAAACCAGTCACAGCCAAAGGATTTTGGACTGCACTTGATGGAACTGATGTAGAACCAATTGTGCTGGGAAGCATGAGTGAGGCTACTGATTTTATAAAACAATATAAAGATGTTCCTAACTTTAAAGTGTATGGCAATAGTAATTATGTTTCACAATATCTTAATGAGACATTCCCTGGAAATATAGAATGGGATAGAAATATTATTAATGTTACCTCACTTGATATTGAAGTAAAATATGGAGAGGGTTTCCCTGAGCCAGATATAGCCGACCAAGAAGTTACAGCCATCACAATGAAAAACAATATAGATGATGTCTATTATACATTTGGCTGTGGCGAGTATGATACATCTAAATCCCTTATGCAAACTCATGAGGTAAGGTATATTAAATGTCAGACCGAGAGAGAATTGCTCCACAAGTTTGTATTTCATATGAATCATACTTCCCCTGATGTTCTCACTGGTTGGAATATAGAATTTTTTGATATCCCGTACTTAGTTAATAGAATAGCAAAAGTTAATGGTGGGAATAAAGAGAAAATGTTATCTCCTTGGAGAATGATAGACAAACGTGACATTCAAACAGGCTTTGGTCAAGTTCGTACTAGGTATGAATTAAAAGGTATTACTATTCTTGACTATATGCCAATCTTTAAAAAGTTTAGTTATCAATATGGTCCACAAGAATCTTATAAGCTAGACAATATAGCTAATGTAGTTCTTGGTGAGAAGAAGTTAGACTTTGGAGAAGCAGCTAACTTAAATGAATTGCATGATAATGACTACCAAAAGTTTATTGATTATAATATAAAAGACGTTGAGCTTATAGACCGTATGGAAGATAAGCTTGGACTTATTACTTTATGTTTGACAATGGCATACAAAGGTGGTGTCAATTATGATTCAGTTCTTGGGACTGTTGCAATATGGGACTCACTCATATATAGAGACTTATACTCTAAACAAATAGCAATACCACAAAATGAAGATTCATTTAAAGGTGCATATCCTGGTGGGTATGTTAAAGAACCTCAAGTAGGAATGCATGATTGGGTGTGTTCATTTGATTTGAACTCTCTATATCCATCAATAATTATGCAGTATAATATGTCTCCCGAGACTATACTTCCAGCTAATGATGAGCCTGGAGTTAATGTTAAATCTGTTCTTGATGGTGAGATAAAAAATACTGAATACTATACAGCTCTTGCAGTAAATGGCGTTCGCTTTGATACAAAAAAGCAAGGTGTATTCCCAATAATAATCCAAAAATTATATGATGAACGCGTTAAATTCAAACAAAAACAAATTAAAGCTGAACAAGAATTAGAATTATGTGGCAGTAAATCAGAGCAATATGATATTGAAAAACGTATTGCCTTAGCTAAGAATCAGCAAATGGCTCTTAAGATTCTGCTTAATAGTTTATATGGCGCGATAGGTAATAAATGGTTTAGATATTTTGATATGAGAATTGCTGAGGGTATTACTCTTACTGGCCAAGCAACTATCAAATGGGCTGAGAAATATTTGAATGAATATCTTAATAAGACATTAAAAACTGATAAAGATTATGTAGTTGCGATTGATACTGACTCAGTATATGTCACCCTTGACGAATTTATTAAACGTTTTAAACCAGCAAACCCTGTCAATTTTTTAGATAAATTATGTTCTACCTCATTGGAAGAAGCTCTTAAAGAAGCTTTTAATGAATTATATATTTCCCTTGGTGGTTATGAAAACAAAATGGTTATGGGAAGAGAAGTAATCGCCGACCGTGGTATTTGGACAGCAAAGAAAAGATATATTTTAAATGTGCATGACAATGAAGGTGTGCGTTATACAAATCCTCATTTAAAAATTATGGGTATTGAAGCTATTAAATCTTCTACTCCTGCAATATGTCGCAAAGCATTAAAAGATATGTTTAAAAGAATTATTGAAACTGATGAGACAACAGTCCAAAGCGATATACAAAACTTTAAAAAAGTATTCTCTCAAGCATCAGCCGAGGAAGTTAGTTTCCCTCGCTCTGTACAGAATATTAAAAAATGGACTGATAAAGAAACCATATATAAAAAAGGTACACCAATTCATGTGAGGGGAGCGCTTTTGCATAATGAATTAGTTAAAGATAAAAAACTAAATAATAAAATAGAAAAAATACATAGTGGTGACAAAGTTAAATTCACATACCTTGTTAAACCAAATCCTATAAAAGAAAATGTAATTTCATTTATAGATTTTCTGCCAAAGCAGTTTAATCTTGATGAATATGTTGATTATAATCTCCAGTTTGAGAAGACATTTATTAGTGCGATTGAACCTGTATTATCTGCAGTCGGCTGGGAAAGTGAAAAGACTATATCTTTAGAATCTTTTTTCGTATAATCTATTTACTTTTGGCATTAAATATGATATAATATACTATATGAATAAATTAGACTACGTAATATTAATTCTTTTATTTCCGTACTGGTTTATTCGCTATTTAAAGGAGAAATTATGAGTAAAAATTGGGTAAAAGATATTAACAAAATGCATAGAAAGTATGGTGTCCATGAATGGATAGCTAATGCTACTGCATTTCAATTGCGTAAATATATAGAATTTAGATATGATTTCCTTAAAGAGGAAATGGAAGAAACACGTGAAGCTATTATTTATGAGGATTCTGAAGAATTGGTTGATGGTCTTATAGATTTATGTGTTGTTGCTATTGGGACTTTAGATGCAATGGGTGTTAGCACGCACAAAGCATGGGACCAAGTTTATAAAGCAAATATGACAAAAGAGGTTGGTGAGAAACCTGAAAGACCAAACCCACTAGGAATTCCAGATTTAATTAAACCAGAAGGATGGAAAGCTCCATCACATGAAGGTAATCATGGTCTCATTCCTAATTCCCATAAGGGCCAAATCCAAGAAGAAATTTGGATTAAAGAGCAAAAGGAAAAAGATATTAGAGCTAAAATGGAAGCAGCAAATAAAGCAAGGACTGAAATTTTAGCCGATAGACCAGAGATTAATTCTCAATGGACACCTAATGCTATTGATATGATTGAGAAAGATAATGCCTAAACAATCTTGGAACGATTTCATTTTTTCTAAAACACATACCTATGACTTATGGTTGCAAAGGTATAAAGCTAAAACAGTTCATGACCTTAGTGTTATGGAACATACAAAATTTTCTAAAGAGTATAAATCTTGGAAAGAAGGAAACATAAAGAAAGTACATTAATGTATTCACTCACATTATATAAATCAATATTTGATAACAAAACTCATAAGCGTATGGACTTTAGTTCTTATGCTCAGTTTGAGCAATTGTTATTTGAATTATCTAGACAAAAACGTCCAGACAAAAAGTCAGCACCTTTAATTACTCCAGCCATATACAACCCTGACACAACAAGAGCAAATGAAAATGTTATATGTTGGGCTGGTTGGTGTGCAGTAGATGTGGATGATATCAAATTTGAAGATAGACTTGAGAAAGAAATCCTTGAACGTTATGGTAAATGGAATCATATTTGTTATTCAACTGCGTCATCCACTAAAGAACATCCAAAATTTAGATTAGTATTTCCATTATCTAAACAAGTTCCAAAGGATTCAATTAAACATTTTTGGTATGCTCTTAATAAAGAATTAGGAGATATAGGAGACCCTCAAACAAAAGACTTATCCCGTATGTATTATGTCCCTGGGAAATATGAAGGTGCATATAATTTTATATGGAATAACTTTCATGGAGTTGATATGAATCCATTTGATATTATAAGTAGGCATGATTATGTTGAACGGTCAGGTGGTTTGTTAGATAATCTACCTCCAAAAATAAGAGCACAATTACTTGCTCATCGTAAAAATGAAATGACAAATACAGATGTCCATTGGAATAATTATAAGGATTGTCCATTTGTCAATAAGAAATTAATCAAAGAGTATAGCCAAATAACTGACACAGGTTGGTATGCAAAGATGTATGCCATTATGACCTCCATTGCTGGTATTGCAATACGTAAAAAATATCCAATCACTCCAGCCCAGGTTGCAGAATTATGCAGACAAATTGATAATGACAATGGTAATTGGTATGATAATAGACCTTTAGAAAAAGAAGCAGGTAGAGCAATTGAATTCGTATACTCGAATAACTAATACAGTAAATAACTTTCAAATTGAAGTTACGACTGAAGACTTTAAAGAATTTGAAGAAGGTTATAATCCTGAAACATATTCAAGTTATAAAAATTATGAAGCTGAATGGTTAGAATTTGGTTTAAGAAAAGCTGGTTTTGGTTATCAATTAAATTGGAAACAAGATATTATTTTTCCTTTTGCTCCAGAAATACTAATTGATTTAAAATTACAACCCTCATGGTCTAAAAATATTTCAATTAAAGAAAGTACAAGAAACTATGGAGAGCATATGAATACTTTCGGCAGTTTTAAAACAAATATAGAACATGGTATTGTCGCCGGTGATATACTTACTTTTGAATTAACTGCTCTTATTCCAAAAGAAATAGCACATAGAGATATGGTGAGACAAAAAAACAAATATGGATGTCCTGCAAATTATAGTCTTTTTTGTGTGAATGACTATTTACAATCCTACCAAAATATGATATAATATAACTATGAAATTTGATAAAGAAAAGCCACCTATGGCTCTAATTCCACCTGAACCTCTTTATGAAGTAGCCGATGTATTTCGGTTTGGTGCTGAAAAATATGGTATGAATAATTGGCGAGATGATGGTGACAAAACAGAATGGGCTCGCACTTATTCTTCTATTCAACGTCACCTAAATAAATTTTGGGAAGGTGAAGATATTGACCCTGAATCTGGTAAATCTCATTTAGCTCATGCCACCACTCAAATGTTAATTTTAATGGTACACCAAATGGAGCATCCCGAAATGGATGATAGATATAATGTTGATTAGACCATATACAGTTAGAGATGTAAGAGATTATTTTGTTGGTGCAAAGAACAATGATTATGCTACAACCACAGATAAGACAGGTGTTAAATGCATTGAATTAATTGGTGCATCATTTTTAGCAGATGAAGCAGCAATATTTGGTTCACCAAATATAGAATATATCCAAAAAGAAATTAGTTGGTATGAATCCCAATCACTTAATATTAAAGACATATATGGAGAAAAACGTAGACCACCTGAAGCGTGGGAATATGCTGCATCTCCAGAAGGTTTCATTAATTCTAATTATGGTCATTTAATATATTCTGAAGAGAATGGTTACCAATATGAGAACTGCAAAATTGAATTAAAAAAATATCCACATGGTCGTAGAGCAATAATGGTTTATAATAGACCAGAGATATGGGCAGACTATAATTTACTTGGTATGTCAGATTTTATATGTACAAATGCTGTGGCTTATTATATAAGAAATGGAGATTTAAATTGTTGTGTTCAAATGCGTTCTAATGATGTTGTGTATGGTTATAAAAATGATTATGCATGGCAACAATATGTTTTACATAACTTAGCATATGAGCTGGATTTAGAACCTGGTAAAATGATTTGGCAAGTCCAAAACCTACATGTCTATGAGAAACATTTTGATTTAATTCAACCTAAAACATACATGGCAGATTATAGTCCAGCACAATGAAAATAGCATTTATATTTGGAAAAGGAATAGACGGCTGTGGAGTAACAAGGGGAGCTTTAATCTTTGAGGATTATCTTAGACAAGCTGGACATGATACTTTCATAGTTGATTTTGATAATGGACAAACTTTTGGTAGAGCACAAGATGCTGATTGGCATGGTGAAGTACTTAAAGTAAATAAAAAAGTTAATGATGTAGATACATCTGTAGTTGACAAGATTAATTCATGCAACATAGCTATATTTCATTCTCACCCTACCCGTAAACAATCACAATATTCTGATAGGTACCGCAGATTTCTAGAAAAAATAGACCAACCTATTATTGTTATGCATGACCATGCAATAGCTAAGACAAATGTTAATGCTGTTCCACAAGCTTGTGAAATATTTTCTAAAGCTGATGTATGTGTTATACAAAGTTTAGTTGGTTATTCAAATGAAGCTTATACTAATTTTGACCCTGGTTTATCTAATGTTATAATGGAGAATCCTATTTGGTTAGACCCTAATGAATATAATAAATTTAATCAGAAAGCAGAAGATAGACAAAAGCATTTATTATATCTTGGAAGAATGTCTCCATTAAAAGACCCAGCAATGATTTGTAGAATGGATAGAGATGATATGAAAGATTGGGACCTATCTATTATTGGTTGTGAAAATTCTATCTCGTCAGTGTCTATGTATTCTGATGACTTAACAATTAATCCTTCACCTTATGTTCCAGCATTTAGACAAAAAATATATCAGCATTCATTAAATAAGCAAGGAGTATATACTTTAAATGATAAAGAAAAAGCTAAAGATGGAAGAATTAATTCATATGACAGATACAAATATGATTTTGGTATGAATTCACTAGGCACATCCTTTGCTTCTTGGTGTGGATATAAATTATCTAACACTGCTGAATATGGTAACCGTATGGAATATACTATGATTGAGTCATTCCTATTGACTCTCCCAATTATTAATACCCACTTTGCTGAGAATGGATATTCTCCTGAGGGAAAACTATGGGGTGAATATGATGGTCCATTAATTTGTCAAGCAAGAGAAGAAGATTATTTAGCTGACCAATTAAATTATCTATGGGATAATAAATCAGAATGGAATGAAAGAACTAAAGCATGTAGAGATTTAATATTTAAATTTAATTCTATTGAAAACCTTGGTGCAAAATTTCTAACAGATGTTATGGCAATAGGCAAAAGAGCCAACAAAATAAATGCCATAGATACTATAACTAATTACTTCCCTGAGGCAAAAGAATTAAGAGAACAAGGAAGAATTATTATGTCCTCAGCTAATGGGACATTAAAAAAGACACCGTTAATAGTAGGAGATGACGGGAAGCAACAAATTTATAAAGCTCCTCAAAATACACTGGAGAGTTTTTTTGCATAGTAAAAGAATAGTAGTAGATTATGATGACACCATTGCTCTTAATAAAAATAGAGATTGGATAAACGCTGTGCCAAATACTCCGCTTATTAAAAAAATGAATAAGTTATATTATGAAGGCTGGACAATAGATATATTTACAGCAAGAGGTTCTATCTCATGCAATACTAGAAAAGCTGCATCTGATAAATATAGAGATGGTATAGAAACCTGGTTGACAAAACATAAAGTTAAATATAATATATTATCTTTTGATAAACCATTAGCAGCATATTATATTGATGACAAAGGTATTAGTCCTGAATTATTTTTAGAGACTGATATAAGACCACTCAAGGGTGGCTTGTCAGGTTCTGATATTTATACTGATGGTACATTAGTTCATAAGACAGATGTCAATTCACATGCAGTTCACCAATGGTTTCTTGATACAAAAGCAATTACTTGTGTTCCCCGCGTAGAAAGAGTAGTGGGTGAGACAATTACAATGGAATATATTCATCATAATAAAGATTATTTTAAAGATAATCATTTTATAGCTTTAGGTTTAATTCAAGATACTCTTGAAAAATATAAAACCTTGCCAATTAAAAAAGAATATAATTTTGTAAGTTATAAAACAAGGATTGTCAAACATAATGAATTAGCTAATGGCTTATTTTCTGAAGTTGTATTTAGTTTAGGTCAATATAATCTTGACCAAAGCTTTTCACATGGAGATTTTGGTATAACTAATTTCTTATTTAATGAACATAAGTTATGTTTAATTGACCCAATACCAGATATGTTTGGATGTACTGAATTAGATGCAGCTAAATTTTGTGCATCTCTTTGGATTAATAAATATAAACCTGAGGTATGTGATTTAGCATTAAATGCTATGTCAGTATATAACAATATTAAAATGGTAAAGTTTAGAACTTTAGTTGCAGCAGAAATGGTGAGAGTTTATAAGTATCACCCAAACAAGAATTTTATAGAGGAGTGTGTAAGCGATGTTTTTAGATAGAGCTAAGATAGCAAATGAATTAGGTATACCCGTAGAAGAAGTTAAAATAGGATTTACTTGTTCGACATTTGATTTATTTCATGCCGGACATATAGTAATGCTACAAGAAAGTAAAAGCTTATGTGATTACCTTATTTGTGGATTATTAACTGACCCAACAATTGACAGACCAGATACAAAGAGTAAACCAATTCAAACTCCGTTTGAAAGGTATGTTCAACTATCCTCTTGTCGGTATGTTGATGAGGTTATACCATTTGAAACTGAGCAAGAAATAATTGATATGGTTTTATCTATTCAGCCTGACATAAGAATAGTTGGAGAAGAATATAGAGATAGAGACCACACCGGAAAAGGTTTATGCCCAGTTCATTATAATAAAAGAAAGCACTCATTTTCCTCAACCTCTCTGAGAAAAAGAGTACAGGACGCAGAAAATGGCCGAATTTAAATACGCTAGTATAGTACCTCTTATTGGAGGTGGAACCATAGCTATGGAAAATGTATTTGGCAAAAGGCCAGCATACATTATGTCATATAGAGAATTTGCAAATCATGACAAGCATTTAGTAGAACATTATAGGAAACAATGCAGTGACCCTGAAGATGGTAGAAACTATGTTCCTTATTATATGTTAGGTGAACCAACTATCTGGCATGGTCAACAGCAAGGTGAAGGTCCTATTGGAGAAATGAATGGAAGGTATGTTGATGTAGTTAATACTATATGTCCATGCGCTGGTCTCTCTTCTTTAAACGTTGCACCATCAGGTCAGGCAGAAATAAATGATTATATGGCTAAGACAGCAAAGTACATCTTAGAAGAAGTAGGTCCAAAAGTATTATGGGGAGAAAATGCTCCAAGATTGGCTACCAAATTAGGTGAGCCTGTTGTGAAAAAATTAAGAACCTTAGCAAAAAAGAATGGCTATACATTTTCTTTATATAAAACAAAAAGCATATTACATGGACTAAGTCAAGTACGGGACAGGTCATTCTATTTTTTCTGGAGAGGTGATAGTGTTCCTATGTTTGATTGGTATGATAGGCCTAATGAGAGAATAGAAGATTTAATACGTAATACTAAATATGATATTAATGACCCTATGTCGAAATTAACTAATGAAAGTACTCCAAGTAAAGATGATTTGCACTACAAATATATATTAGAAAAATTACATAATGGCATGAGTCATAATGATTTTCAAAAGACACTAGAAAGAAGTGTTAATGTTCAAGAATATGTTGAAAAACATAGTAATTATAATGACTATGCAGATTGGCTAGAAGGTCTTGGTGAAAATGAAAAGGCACAAAAAGCAAGAGGTATGCATAAAAAATTAGATGATGGTGGTAATATAATGAGACGTACTACTGAAATCCCATGCGATTTTATTGGAGCATTTGTTGCTCACCTACCTTTTAAATTAGCTCACCCAGATGAAGATAGATATCTAACATATAGAGAGGCAATGGGTGTTATGAAATTGCCAGAAGATTTTAATCTTATAGACCCTAAGAAAAATCTTAATCATATATGTCAAAACGTACCAGTAACTACTGCAATGGATATGGCATATAATGTTAAGAAGTTTTTAGAGGGTGGATGTGAAATGATATATGATGACTTTGTTATACAAGATAATAAATCCCATTCAATTCAAACCACGCCAAATACTTTAGAAAAATTTATGTAAATCTATTTACTTTGGCTGATATTTATGATATAATAGTAGTATACTTTGAAATTAATAGGAGATATAAATGGGTATAATGGATAAATTGCAGAAGAATTCTAGGATTAAAGAGACTGATACTCTTGACAAATCCAAGATTTTTTCTAACCAAGAGATGGTACCAACAAAGGTTCCAATGATTAATGTTGCTTTATCAGGAGACCCTGATGGTGGATTAACCTCAGGACTGACTGTATTGGCAGGACCATCTAAGAATTTTAAAACTTCCTTTGGATTATTAATGGCGGCAGCATATTTAGAAAAATATGATGATGCTGTTCTATTGTTTTATGATTCAGAATTTGGTTCACCCCAGCAATACTTTAAGTCGTTCGGTATCGACACTTCCCGAGTACTCCATAGTCCCATTACTAATGTCGAGGAACTGAAGTTTGACCTAATTAATCAATTAGAGAATATTGAACGCAAAGATAAAGTTATTATTATGATTGACTCTATTGGTAATCTTGCATCTATTAAAGAATTAACTGATGCTATGAATGAAAAATCAGTAGCAGATATGTCAAG